ATTTAAACTAACCCACATTGCAGGATTGAAAAGGGACCCAATCACCGCGACGCAAACACCAATCGTTCAAAGATCGACGGAAACTTTTCACTGAACTTCTTGGCCAAGATGTCACGAACAGGGAATTGCGGCTCGTACCGCGGCTGGCGCGTGATGTGGAAGATCGTGTGAAAGCCGCGGGCCATGCCGCCATTGCGCGGTCTTGGTCCGACACGTGCGTAGATCCCACGTGGCAAGCCGCCAGGCGTACCGACGAAGAAATCAGACTCGCGCCGCTTGCGCTGCGAACGACGCGCGCCCGAGACATTCTGAGTTGCGCCTTGCTCGCGCAGGCCGCCAATGCGGCTGAGGATGCGCACCATTGCGGGCCCTGGTACGTTGCCGTATTGGTTCAGCTTCAGCGGGTAGACGCCACCATTCGGACGCGATTCGGCAGGGACGATGTACTCCCCTGCCCTTAGGACGCCCTTGGCTTGCATTGCGGCTTCACTGCGCTTTTCGCTTCGACGGCCGCCGCCCACCATCGGCTGCAGGTATCGCGCAGCCGGTGTGCCCTTAACTGCAGTGTCCTTGAAGCCAAATCGTGCCGACAGGTCACCGGGCTTGGCCTTCTCCACAAACATGGAGTTAAGCGTCCACTTGGTTGGCTTGTCGATATAACGCGGCGTGACGTTCTTCAGGTAATCGCGTGCATCGTATGCAGCGAGTGTCATGGCCTTGGCCAGATCCTTGTCAAGGTTGCCGCGCACGGCTGAAGTAAAACGAGCCAACTGATCCAGCTGGCTCGTATCAACATTGAGGCTGAGATTCACTCCCGCACCTGAACCGGCATGACCAGATAAGTCTGACCGATGACGACTGGCGAGGTTGAGGTGTTGGCTTGAATGGTGATCTCAGTGTCCGTGAAGCCCTTGAGGCCATCCATCAGGTAGTGGACGTTGGCAGCAAGTGGTGGCAGCTTGCCATCACATGCGACCGATTCAGTGCCGCTGCTGGTTTCGGATTCGGCGGTCACTTCAATGGCGCCAGCCTTGACGGTCAGTCGCACGATGTCATTGGGTGAGACGCACGCAATCCGCTCCAATGCCGCGAGCAATGCCTCACGGTTGCAGGTGGCCAGGGTCTTGAAGGTGGCAGGGATCAGCTGCTGCACTGATGGATAGGTGCCATCGAGCGTGCGCGTGATCATGCGCGTGGTGCTGTCCAGCTGAATGGCCACATGCCCGCCATCGACGGCGAATGATGCAGGATGCCGCACCTGCGCCATCGCTCGAGCAGGGATGACGACATCCATGTCCGGCGCATTGCAGGCCAGCGTGCGCGATGCGAGCCGGTGGCCATCGGTGGCTTCAATGCGCAGCTCCTTGCCATCGGAGATCAGGTGAATGCCCGTAAGCACCTGCTTCGACTCGTCAGTGCTGGCTGCCACCATCACAGCGGCCAAAGGCGCCGCCAGGTCGATCACAGCGCCATCAGCAGCGTCCACGGCAGGCAGGTCGGGGAAATCATCCGCAGGCGCCGCCGAGAGGCTGTAGGAGCCGCCTGCAGTGGCCAGTGCGACGCGATCACCGTCAACGGTCAAGGAGACCACGCTGGTGCCATCCAGCCGGCCTGTGATGTCCGCCAGCAGGCGATGCGGCACGACGGTCGCGCCAGCAGTGTCAACCATGGCATCGATGCTGGTCTGAATGCCGATGCTCAGGTCGTAGGCGGTGAGCTGCAGGCTCCCGCCATCAGCGCGGAGCATCACGCCAGAGAGGATCGGATGGGTCTTGCCATTGCCGACAGCACGCGCCACAGCACGTAGTGCGCGGCTGAGGTCGGATTGGGTGCAGGTGATCTTCATTGAGCAGCAGCTTCAGAAAGGGAACAAAGGATGCCATCGCAGTCGGCTTGGAACGATGCCACCAGCTCCAGCGGGATGGGGCGGTCATCATCCTGCGCGTTGTCGCGGATGGCATCGGCATAGGCGCGTGCCAGTACCAGCGTGTCGTGCAACCGGCTGATCACCGGCGATTGCTTGGCGGAAATGTCAATGGTGTCCATGGGTCAGCCTTGTGGCCAGCGCAACCCTACTTCGCCGTGATCCATCCTGCAACAAACCTAACAGACCTAACGCATTCCTAACGGGCTCTGTTAGGCCGAAACCCCTTGCCAGCACTGGGTTCTCTCCCTTACCTAACAGACCTAACAGAAAAAGGTATAGATACATATGAGAGAAGACCTTACCTACTGGGTAGGGGGTACTACTCCTCTCTATAAGGGGGTCTTCCGAAAATCCGTTAGGACCGTTAGGTTTGTTAGGAATGAGTGGTGGACTGGGTTTTGGGCCTAACCAGCGCCTAACAGACCTAACAGCTCGATGCTCATTTGCACCGCGCGGCTGGTTCCGCCGCCGCCTTTGAACCAAACAGCGCCGGTCTTCACAGCGCCTGGCAAGCGCGCCAGCACGATCGGCCAGCAGTTGCTCCATGCCGTATCCGAGAGCATGTGAGCGACGGCGTTAGCCGTATTGCTGACGATCACGCAGCCATCCTCCGCCTTGATGCCATGGCGTCCGAGCACGTTCTGTGCCTCGGTCGGGGTGACATGCGGATCACTGCCGCGGTGCAGCGCCAGCTCCACAAGCTCTGCGATGGTGCGCGTGACGGTGCGGTCACCTTCGACGCGGAGCTGATGCTGCAGGATGGTCTGCAGGCAGCGGCGCTCATCTGGCACCTCTACGGCCTGGCTGTAGGCCGTCCAGTCGTTCTGCTCGATCAGCGCCCATGCCTGATCGCGGGTGACCACCTCACGCGATTGCAGCGCCCATGCACCGGCCAGCAGGGTGCCGTATTGATCGCCAAGGCGCTGCGAGTCAAATGCCTCGGCCGCGGCCTTGACAAACACCTTGACCGACTGGCGGATGGTTGGGATCAGCGCGATGGTGCGCGCGATCAGGCGCTGACCGACCTGCTCCGAGATGAAGCGATCCAGGTCGCGATCCAATGCCTCCCAGTGCGCGGTGCGCTCATCCTTTGGCAGCTCGGCTGGGTTGCGGAGGGTGAGCTGCGCAAAGCGTGATTTGTCCGCACCTTGCTTTAGAGCAGTGGCGATGCTGCTCATCAGGAACATGGATCGGATGGTGTAGCGCTGCGTGTCACCTTCTGGCGAGCCTTTAAGCGTATGCGCGCGGCTTTCACTGCTGGCGACCCGCGCAAGGCCGAGCACTGCCTGCATCCGCTGCTGATCGTTGCGCTCATTGCTTTCGGCTTCGTCAAAGACCACCGGCAGCGCATCAGCGCGCAGGGCCTGCCGGATGCCGGGCTCGGTGGTGTTGCCTGCGACGATCAGGCCCATGTCACCTAGCAGTGGGGTGACATAACGGCCGAGCACTTCGGACTTGCCGGAGCCGGATCCTGCGGTCAGCCAGGCATGTGGCCGCCAGTCGAGCGCGCCGCAGATGGGCGCCAGCGTGACCCAACCAGCCAGCAGCATCCCGGAGGCTGGCACCTCCCACAGGAACCGCTCGGCAAGGTCAAGCACCTGGAAGGCTGCGTCGTCATCCAATGGCTGCACGCCTGATGGCCCCTGCAGGCGGCTGAGGCGTTGGTAGACGTAACTGCTGCCGGTGATGCCATCGCATACGGTGCGGCTGCTGCCATCAACGATCAGCTGATCACCGAGGTGCAGGACTGATCGACCGCCATCCCACCATGCGCCACGGCCGCGAATGCGATCGGGAGAGTAGACACCAGCCGCGGCCTGCTGGGTGAACATGCTGCTGGCGGCTGCAGTCCAGTTGACGCCTGTCTTGCTGGGATAGAGCGTCTCCCAATACGACAACGGCGCCAGTGCGCAGAGGTTGGTGCCGGTGTGGCTGCTGCGCGATAGGCGGCAGACCTGACCAGTGCTGGCGGGTTGGTAGTAGTAGCCGTCACCATCGAAGCCAAGGCAGGCGAAGTGCTCACCAGCTGCTGGCAGTGGCTCGGGGTCTGGTTGCGCTATCGGATCAGGCGGCTCCGGCGCCGCGGTTGGCGCCTCGATTGGCGGCGAGCGGTTTGCCTTGAGGTAGGCAGCAGCTTCGGCTGGCGTCCATGTGGCATCAGCAAGATCCCAGCCATCGGCGACGCCATCGGGCGTGGTGACGATCCGCACCTGCGCCACGCCGATCGACAGCAGGCGCCCGGCCAGCTTGACCATCGCCTGACGGCCGACGTCATCAGCATCAGGCCATAGGGTGCAGCGCCGCCCGGCCAGCGGTGACCAGTCGACCTTGTCGATCGCTTTGCAGCCCGATGGCCATGTGGCGACCGCAGCCGATGGGAACAGGCGTGCGGCAGCATCGGCGGTCTTCTCACCTTCAACGATCAGCACCGGCGCATCAGCGGCCCGCCGCGCCCAGTACAGCGGCCGCGGCGCTGGAGGTGCCTTCCATCGCCAGCCGGTGCCGTCGTACCAGAGTGGACGGATCTTCTTGCCGGGGAAGCGGCAGACGATGAAGGCGGTGCTGTAATGCCAGACCTGCTCAGCGCCGGCAGTCGGCGGATCCGGCACCACTGATAGGTGCTGCTCAATGCGCTGGCACGCTTCGGCATACGGCCAGCCGGTGATGCGGGTCAGCAGGTCCATGCCGTTGCCGCCACCGCCGCTGCCATCCTTTCCGCCGCATTGGTTGCAGAACCACGAGCCGGTGCCGTCCTTGTCGTCGAAGCGGTAGCGATCGCTGCCGCCGCAGCATGGGCAAGGCTGGTGGCGATCGGTCAGCTGGTCAGCCGTAAGCCCAGCAAGCGCCGCCAGCAGGTCCGGCCACCTGCCGCGGGTGAGGTCTTGGATGGTCATTGCTTAAGCGCCCGCTCCAGTAGCACGCGGATCGCCGTTGCACGCGACATGGCATCACCACGCCAGGCATCCAGCCGCCGCAACAGATCAGGCGTCAGGCGCACGGGTGTGGGATGGGCAAGACGCATCAGCTCGCGGTGGGGGCTTGCGGACTGTAGCCGCCGCTGCTACGGTCAGCAAGCCTTGCACCCACGCGACGCGCTCTGTATGATTCACGCACGCGGCACGCTCAACGCGACAGCCGCGCACAACACAGCCCCCGCCATTCGGCGGATTCACCATGCCCGCACGCCGCCTTTTCAACGGTGACTCCAAGACCGCCCTGGAGCCCCTCTGCCTCTCTGCCGACGATCTCCTGGCCCGCCTGTCGAACAAGACTGGGCTTCAAGATCTGATCCTGGAAAACAACCGCGATCACCTGATCAGCGGCAAGGCTTACAACACTGCTGGCTATGTGCTTCAGCTCATCGAGTACCTCGGCCGCAAATGCACCGTGGGCGAAGTCGTGGCTGCCGGTGATGGCGACCTGACTGAACGCTCAGTGGTTGCCGGTGTCGGCAAGATCAATGTCCTTCTCTACAACCTCGTCGGGCTGCGCCTGACGCTGGTGAAAGAAAGCGGCGAAATCCGCCTGGTCAACGAGTCCGATGCGCTGATGGCGACTGAGAAGTTCGCTGCCAAGTTCAGCAAGGTGCGCGACGAGTTCGTTCGCACCATGGACGCCTACCGCGCCACTGGCGGCGATGTTGCCGGTTTGCTGGCCGCCAGCGAAGCCGGCCGCAAGCTGGCTGACCTCAGCCGCGTCTTGGCTCCTGCGACGGAAGAAGAGGTGGCTGCAGCAGCCTGATCACTGAAAAAACGGGCCCCGCCGGAAAGGCGTTTTTGGCGGGGCCCATCAACACAGCAATGCCATCATGACAGACCTTGTATCCATCGGCCCTCCGTTGGGCCTGCAATCCACCAGTGTTGAAATGAGCCCCGAGCAGCGGTGCTCGATTCGCGTCCGCAACATTGAGCTGCTTTGCGATCTCGACTGGCGGGCTCGACTGCTGCTGGGCGCTGAGCTGACCGCCATGAAGTGGACCGGCGAGTTCATGACCGATACGGTCTGGACGGCTGCCGACACTGAACGCGACTGGAGAGAGTGGCTAAGGCGCCGCGACTTTCGCTTGGAAGGCGGCAACAAAGCGATTCACGACGAAACCGCCAACACGATCATCATGTTGTCGGTGCTCTACGCCGGCTTTGTTGCTGAAAACGAAAGCCGTGCAGAGCGTGGCCTACTGCCGTTGCCACTGCCAACAAACGTGAGTCAGCTGCGCCCGTATCAGTCGATGATGCAGCGCGTTGATGACTGGGAGCGCCCGGCCTCCCTATCTTCGCTCAGCAGGATGGAGCCGCCGTTTGCCGAAGCCCAGCCCGAGGTTATCGCGGCCTGGCAAGAAGCTTGGGAGTCCATTCCCCCGGACAAGCGCGAACGCAAAGGCGAGGCCCGCCCTCCTACCAAGGATGAATCTTCCAACTATCTGCGCCAGAAGGAGGGGCTGAAACAGCTGAAGCAGCGCGAAGAGCGCGAGATCGAGGAGGCCAAGCAGGAGGCGCTCACTGTTGGGCAAAAGCCTGCCGACCCCGAGCGTCAGGCCAAAGCTGCTGCTCCACCAAAGGCAACCAAGAAGCCGGCGCCACCGAAGAAGTCGGCCGAGGAGCTGGAAGAGGAGCGCCGGCAGTTCCAGCTGCAGCAGGACATTCAGAGCTATCGCCTGAAGTTGAACAACCTGCAGCAGTCGGCTGAATCGCTCGACGCCTTCTTGCGCAACACTCTCGCCAGGGAAGGATCAGAAGCGTATCTGCAGGCCATGCGGCAGGTAGATCGCGGGATCTTCTCTGTCAGCGATGACATCAAGAAGCTCCGCGATGCCGTGATGGTCTGTCAGTCCGTCTACAAGTTGATCACTGAGCCATACGTTGCGCCTCAGCCGATCAGCCGTCGTGAGGTTGATCCATCTACTGCATCTGTTGACGTAGAGGCCGTGGCATGAGCGATTACCAGGCATTTCTAGATCAAAAGCAACACACCGGCGCTGATCATGGCTTCGAGCCAGTGTTCATGCCGCCGCAGCTCTTTGACTTCCAGCAGGCCCTCGTGCAGTGGGCCGTGCGCAAGGGCCGTGCCGCGATCTTCGCTGATTGCGGCTTAGGCAAGACCGCCATGCAGCTCACCTGGGCTGAGAACGTGGCCCGTCACACCGGTCGCCCGGTGCTGATCCTGACCCCACTGGCGGTCGCTGCACAGACCATCCGCGAGGGTGAGAAGTTCGGCATCGAGTGCCACCGCTCCAGCGATGGCAGCGTGCCGGGGCGGATTGTGATCACGAACTATGACAGGCTCCACCTGTTTGATCCTGCTGATTTCGGTGCGGTTGTCTGCGACGAATCGAGCATCCTGAAATCGTTTAGCGGCTCCACCAGAAAGGCGATCACTCGCTTCATGGCCAAGATGCCGTACCGGCTGCTGTGCACCGCAACAGCTGCGCCGAATGATTACACCGAGCTGGGCAATTCATCTGAAGCGCTGGGTGAACTGAGCTACAGCGACATGCTGCGCCGGTTCTTTGCACAGCTGGATGACAAGGGCCAGAAACGCGAAGAGCGCCTGCAAGAGTCAGCCGAAGCGATGATCAACGCCAACGCCAACTACTACAAAAAGCTGGCGTTCAGGGTATCGCAGACTATCGGCCAGTGGCGCCTCAAGCATCACGCCCGCGAACACTTCTGGCGCTGGGTGGCCAGCTGGGCTAGGGCCTGCCGGATGCCGTCTGACCTGGGCTTTGCCAACGATGGCTTCATCCTGCCGCCGCTGGTCGAGCGTGATCACATCATTGCACCGGCCAGCCCGCCGGAGGGGATGCTTTTTTCGATGCCGGCCTTCGGCTTGGCGGAAGAACGCGAGGAACGGAAACGCACCATTCAAGAGCGATGCGAGTTTGCGGCACAACTGGTAGACCACGACCGCCCTGCCGTGATCTGGTGTCATACCAACGCCGAAGGCGACTTACTGGAGCAGCTCATCCCGGGCGCTGCGCAAGTTGCTGGCCGCACGCCAGACGACCGAAAAGTAGAGCTGTATGAGGCCTTCGGTAATGGTCGTCAGCGGGTGCTTGTGATCAAGCCGAAGATTGGCGCTTGGGGCCTGAACTGGCAGCACTGCGCCCATGTGGTGACATTTGCCAGCCATAGCTACGAGCAGCACTACCAATCGGTCCGCCGCTGCTGGCGGTTCGGCCAGCAGGGCACCGTTCACCTTGACGTGATCGCCACTGAAGGCGAGGCCAGAGTGCTCACCAACATGCGCAGCAAGGCTGAGCGAGCGTCCGCCATGTTTGAAGAACTGGTGGCGCAGATGAACAATGCAACCACGATCAAACGCACCAATCTCTACACCACCACACCGGCACTCCCGCAATGGCTGTAAAAGATCAACTGCTGACCGACCGCTACGCCATCTACAACGGCGACTGCATTGAGGTCATGCAAGGACTGCCCGATGCGTCGGCGCATCTCACCGTCTACTCCCCGCCGTTTGCTGGGCTGTATCAGTACAGCAGCGATGATCGGGACATGTCCAACTGCCTGAACTACGATGAGTTTTTCACGCACTACGGCTATTGCCTGGATGAAATCCAAAGGGTGATGATGCCCGGCAGGATTTCGGCGGTGCATTGCATGGACATTCCACTGAGCAACGCCGGCTGCGATGCCATGTTTGATCTACCTGGCCGGATCATCCGAGAGCACGAAGCCCGAGGGTTCGCCTATGGCGGCCGGCGTGTGATCTGGAAGGAGCCGCTGATGGTGCGCAATCGCACCATGATGAAGAGCCTCCATCACAAGACGCTCTGCGAAGACTCAACTCGCAACAGCATCGCTAACGCTGACTACCTGCTGATGTTCCGCCGCAAGGGCGAGAACCCGGTGCCCGTAACCCATGAGGTCGGACTGATGCACTACAGCGGTGAGCGCACGGTGCCGCATGACCTCATGGGCTTTCGCGGCATGAAGGGTGATCAGAAAAAGAATCAGTTCAGCCAGTGGATCTGGCGGCAGTATGCCTCCAGCGTTTGGGATGACGTGCGGATTGACAACGTGCTGCAGTTCCGCGGCGCCAAGGACGGCGAAGACGAGAAGCACGTTCACCCGCTGCAGCTGGATGTGATTGACCGAGCGGTCGTGATGTGGAGCAACCAAGGCGAGACCGTCCTGACCCCATTCATGGGTGTCGGCAGCGAGGTCTATGGGGCAGTGCAGGCCGGCCGCCGTGGCATCGGTATCGAGCTGAAGCCCAGCTACTACCGGCAGGCGGTGCGCAACTTGGAGATGGCCGGAAGCGTCGAGTTCAATGCTGATCAAACGGAGCTGGATCTATGACCCTCCGCCCCTACCAGCAGCAGCTGGTGACCGACATCCGCTTGCAGTACCAGCTGGGCAAGCGCAGCGTGCTGGCGGTGCTGCCCACTGGCGGCGGCAAGACCGTCTGCTTTGCCTACATCGCTGATGCCGCCAGCCGCAAGGGCAACCGCGTGCTGATCCTTGTGCATCGCGCGGAGCTGCTGGACCAGGCCAGCCGCAGCCTGCCGATGCACCATGGCATCATCGCCGCCAATCGCGCCATGGACCTGAGCCATGCGGTGCAGGTGGCCAGCGTGCAAACCGTGGCGCGGCGGCTGCACCGGCTGCCGCGGGACATGTTTCAGCTGATCGTGGTGGATGAGGCCCACCACACCACAGCTGGCACGTGGGCACGGACGCTGGAGCACTTCAACACCGCCAAGCTGCTAGGGGTGACAGCAACGCCGATCCGCGGTGATGGCCGCGGCCTCGGCGAGCATTACCAGGCCATGGTCGAAGGCCCGAGCGCGCAGTGGCTGACCGACAACGGCTACCTGGCGGCTGCGCGGGTGCTGGCACCGCCGGGCTTCAGCGCAGCCGGGATGCGCAAACGGATGGGTGATTTTGACCAGCGGGATGCCGAGCAGCAGGTGCGCGCGATCCATGGCGACTGCGTTAGCCACTACCGGCAGCACCTAAGCGGCCAGGCCGCCATCGCGTTCTGCTGCAGCGTTGCCCATGCCGAGGCGGTGGCGGCATTGTTTAATGCCAGCGGCATTGCTGCCGCCAGCATCGACGGCACCATGGATGCCGTCACCAGGCGCCACCTGCTGAAACAGCTGGGCGCTAACAAGATCAAGGTACTGACTTCCTGCGCGCTGATTGGCGAAGGCGTGGATGTGCCGAGCGTCGGCGGCTGCATCCTGCTGCGACCTACGGCCAGCGTGGGGCTCCACCTGCAGATGATCGGCCGGTGCCTGCGGCCATCCGGCAGCAAGGTGGCTGTGGTGCTCGACCATGTAGGCAACTGCCTGCGGCTGGGTCACCACCTGGAGCCGCGCGAGTGGACGCTGGAGGGCCTCAAGAAGCAAGACCGCGAGAAGGCGCCATCGGTGAAGGTCTGCCCCAAGTGCTACGCCGCAATGGCCAGCCAGGCGCGGGTGTGCGGCGAGTGCGGGCATGCGTTTGCCGCTGAGGTGCGGGAGCTGGAGCAGGTTGAGGGGCAGCTGGTGGAGATGGCCGCCCGCCAACGCAAACGCCAGCAAGGCACCGCGCAGTCGCTGGAGGATCTGCGCCAGCTAGCGCAGCAACGTGGCTATAAGCGCGGCTGGGCTGAGCGGGTGTACCAGGCCAGACTGGCTAAGAGGCATGGCATCGCTTGACCGAGCAACAGATCCAGCAGCGCATCCGACTTGCCCTCAGTCGCGGCCCGGTGCGCCTGTACCGCAACAACACCGGCACGCTGCGTGACCAGCATGGCCGGCCGGTGCAGTTTGGCCTGGCGGTTGGCAGCGCTGATCTGATCGGGTGGACAACGCGGACGATCACACCAGACATGGTGGGGCAGCAGGTGGCGGTGTTCACCAGCATCGAGGTGAAGAGCGCCACGGGCCGCCTGCGCCCGGAGCAGCGGCAGTGGCTGGAGGCGGTGCAGGCCGCAGGCGGCATCGCTGGCGTCGCGCGCAGCGTTGAGGATGCGGCACGATTGACCACGGCGCAGCACGGTGGTACGGTGAGCAGGTCGGGAGCGATCCCGGCGGTCCACCGCACCTAGACAGATGAATACACTCGCAACCCAGTTGCAGGAACTGGTCACTGCACTCGGCACTGCCGATCAAGTGGTCACGGCATTCCAAGCGCTGCGGGATTTCTGCTCTGATGAGCAGTGGGACGAGCTGACCAGCTCGGGACCACTCTCAGATTTGCTGGATGCCTGCAGTGATCTGGAATGCGACCTGAAACGGTGATGCGCCAGCCCGCTTCGGCGGGCTTTTTTATTGCTTGGCGGTCGGTCCTACCCGCAAGGATGGACGCGGTGCTGCGGTCGCGGTGGCTGCAGCTGAAACCGTATCGGAGGCCGCCACATCAACCAATGCGACGGCGCACGGTTGACAGGGGATGCACAA